AATGGCTTTTTGATGTAGAAAGAGTCCGGCCTTACGCATGAAGATGTGATCAATCAGATCAGGTTCTACCTGGCCATGGAACTTATTAGAGATTTCCTCATGCATCTTCTGCAGCGCCTTCAGGTTCCCTACAGCAGACAGGGCTCTTTCCTTGTACTCATGGTCATTCTTATCCTTGGCAAATCCAGCCTGAGTGGCAGCAGTCTGATCTTTCAGAGACGCCTGTTGTAAGGTAAGATCCTGATGTTGTTTCACCAGTTGATCATACTGAGCCTTAGCTTCCGGATCAGCTTCTATCTGGGGTTGAAGTTGTTCCATCTGCTGTGTAAGAGCATCGAGTTGAGGTTGTAATTGTTCACCTAAGCTGTGGGTATTATCCAGAGCAGCTATTTGTCGGTAAGTCTCCTGGAAGTTCTCTCCCTGGCCCATGGCGATGGGAGACAGTGTGTTGAAACCGAAGAGTTCATTCTTGGTTCTCTCTATAGCAGCTTCATCGTTCTTACTGTATGCCTGTTTGAGTTCTTCATGCTTAGCGTCCAGTCTGTCAATGTCGGCAATGATAGCATCCTTGACATTGGCGAAATAGGACCTGACTCCCATCTCATTTACCTTCTTACCCATTACCAGGTTCTTCTGTACTTTGTAAACAGGTTCACCATTGGCGTCAGTGCCGGTTTGTATCTTGTTGCCTTCTTTATCAGTCTTGTAAACAGGATTATTGTTCTCATCGTAATGGGCCACCATACGTGGACTATGATCCAGCAGAACGGCCATACCCACATCACCAAATGCACCCAGTGCAAAGTTTAATGCACCTTCGCTGTCACTTACATCTCCCAGGTAATTCTCCAGATCTGTCAGCGAGTCTTTCAGATCCCCATTGCCCTCACGACGTCCTTTGTGCTCAGCATACTGGGTGTTGATTTCCTCAAAGCCACCTTTAATAGCTTCCATTGGCATAGAGCTCCATCCATGACGCGGCATCAATGCTCGTTTTAATTCCGGATTATCCATCGTAGCCGCAGTAAGCCTTTCTTTCCAGGCTGTACGGGTTTCACCTACAGCTTGTTTACCTTCAGTACGTAGCCAGGCTTTAACTTCATCTGCTGGTTCATGAAACATGGGGGCCAACTCACCGAACTGCAGCATCGTGTTGAGAGCGACGTTGGTACGGATGGTAGTAGCACCGGCTTCAGATGCTGTATGACCTGCAGTGGTACGGGCTTCATCAGGATTCATTCCCTGGGCGATGAGCTTCTTATATTGAGTGTTGTATACTTCCTGAAATATCTGAGCTCCGGACTGTGCTCCTTCAGAGAAGGACTGTGTAGCAGCAGCTGCAACTTGTGGAATAGTAGAACGTACCACTTTACTGGCTATACTTCCAGCCTTCAATCCTTCTCCTGCTGCTTCAGCTAATGTCTTGAAGACAGTACCGAACGCCTTCTCCTCAGCAGCAAATGGTATCATCCATTCGGCAGTAGACTTAATCACCGTATCAAACCACCAGGCTGGATCTTTCCAGTCCCAGTTATCATCAGGGTGCTCATGGTATACAGGAAGCGGATCACGAAAAGACTGTAGTTTCTTAGTCAGTGCATTGGTGTAATCACTGTCATCATTGCCAGTAACACCTGCCCATACTTTAGGATCAAGTCCAGTGGCAAACACTTCACCAATACCAAGCACAGAGTTGGTTGCAGCATTGACAATGGAGTCTCCGGCTTGTGCGTACCACTTCTGGTTCTGTGCACGCAACATATAGTTGTCCGCATTCGTTTTGGGCTGAAATGAGAAGTCGCCAAAGTCTTCTCCTGTTACATTCCCAACAGCAGGCGAATTGCCAGCAGTAGGAGTGTTGGATATTTTATTAAGATCAAAACCTCCTGAAGTAGAAGGTTTTGAAGATTTAGATGCCGGTGGTTTGCCGGGATCAGCTATTTTGTCAAGGTCAAATCCAGGCATTACTTATGGTTTTGAAATGTTTCTATAATACTGTTTGCAAGCTCATCTACAGAGGATGCAGCCACTTCTTTTGAGGTGCCATTTTTTCCTGGGTAAGTGATTGTATACTCAGCTCCATCGTGTGCATTGAAAGTTGATTTATCTGATGGTGTGATACGTCTGATCTTTACAGACAGGTTATCCCCTACAGGTAAATCAAGTACTCCTCCTGGTGCATTGTTCACAGCAGAGATAGACTGTGTAAGGAATTGACGTGCAGGAGTGATTTGCCCCTCTTTGATCAGATTCTGTGCAGCGCCACTGTATGCCGGCATCTTCACCAGTACATCTTCACCAACTGTATTACCTTTAGCATCAGTCTTACCTGTTCCTACTTTGAAGAACATCTTGTACTGGCCATCCGTATCAATACCAATACCAGCGAACTTGGAAGCACCGGCAATTTTCTTATAATCGTCTGCTGCAAGTGGCGCACCAGACTTGTCGCCACTGGCCCAGGTCAATCCCTGTGCCCCGTACTTCAATCCTTTACTATCCAGATTCACAGATAAGTTATTGAAGTTATCATTGATAGCTGTGTTCAGCTTGGTATTCTTGAACGTAGTCAGTCCAATGACAGCTGAAGTGTTCTTGGTATTATCATTCAGCAATTGTTTGTAACGGGCATAGCCTGGGGTATCCTGTACAACAGCATCATAAGCACTCTGACCTCTCTTGGCAGCATCTTCACGGCTAAGGAGATTCTTAGGATCATTGATTGCATCCTGATAGTATTCCTGGTAAGCCTTGTCAGCTTTCTCTTTCAATGAAGGATCAATCTTATAACCGGCTTGCTTCTGCAATCTCTCTTTCAGATCACTCAGTTCCTGAGAAGACTTGGAAGCCTGCTTTTGGGTATCTATGAACTTCTGAGCCATAGAAGTAACTTCCTTGCCACTGGCATCGAACCACTTGGTTCCAGGATCATAGATGTTGCCATTTGGTTTAGCTTTAGTCGTATTCTGCCAGTCAAGCAGAGCAGTGTATGCATCTTTGTTGGCCTTATCATGAATAGCAATTCCAGATTCAATTGAAGCCGGGTTGCTGTATTGAGAACCATTGAGAGGTTGGATAATAGTTGACTGGATTGGTATAGACTGATTGTCCATATCCTTCAGTGTAAATGGATTGGCCTGGATACCTTGTCCTGTCTCCACATCGTGCTGAGTGTACTTATCACGGCCATAAGCATGTGCATTACTAAGCAACTGACTCACAATCTTATCTCCCTTGATACTCTTTATAGCAGTAGTGAGGTCCTCTCCCTGAGCGAGTCTACTGTGCAGCGCCTCAGATAGGGTGACAGGTACACTATCTTTACCCTGATCTCCGGCTTTCATTCCTACTACTTCATCAGGATTGAGTCTACTATAATTAATATTGTATGTTCCCAGATCACGCTGCTGATGTAACCATGACTGAGCCTCAGGGTCATTGGATAGTCCTTCATTGATGATAGCCTGTACACGATCTGCAGGCATTGTAGTAGTTTTGCGGCTGGCACTGTCTATCCATTGCCCATTGAGGTATTCTACCTGACGTCCATTGACAACAGGCTTAGCATGTTCCAACCAGGTATCTACTTTCTTGGATAGGTCAATATCTTTGGTATAGTCTCTTCCCTGGAATCTTCCAGTATACTTACCAGTCTGTGGATCAATCTGTACACCTCTGTACTGATGAATATCCCGTTGCAGTATCTGATCCGCTGATGCTGGAGTGAGGTAGCCGGCATCAGTTGGGTTTTTCTCAGTAGCTTTCTTCAATTCTTCTTTACGGTCTACGAGATCCTTTGCAGACTGTGCAAATGGAGCATACTCCTGTGGCAACTGTTGAGCAAGCATGGTAGACTCTCTCACAGCATTCTCCAGGTCGGGCCGCTTGGCCAGTGTAGAGAGTTTCGTAGAGAACTTATCTCTCAATCCCTGCAATGCCTGCTGATCCTGTTGAAATGGGGTAGTCAGATTGCTCAGATACTGATTTGCATAATCCTGCCTGTCTTGAGCAGTATCATATTGCTTCTGTAGTTGAGCACTTACTGCCACCATCTCTGGCACAGCAGATCCCTGGTACTCTGGTACTCGGTTGCTGTTAGCTAATCTATATCCGTCGTAAAGTCCCATTGTTTAGCATTTAACTTTTCTTCTTCCTATGTTTCCACCATAAGCTGCCACTGGTGGAAGTGTCTTTGGCATTTCCACGCTATGGTGAGAGAATTTATCACGGTAGATATTACTGTTCGGATTGTTGTTACGCATGTAGCTGGCCATGTTGATGATCCACTGGTCGGATGTAGGATTGAGGTTTTCACCTTTCTCTGTCTGAATTCCAGCGTATCCTATAGGACGACGTAAACGTACAGGAGGAATAGGAGGATGTCCCGGATCAGGCTCAGTAATCAACCCACCTGCTGCAAACTGACCATACATTGCCTTGTATCTCTCGGGATCATTGTCTTTGAGATAAGCAGCATACCCACTATCAGCGCCATAGGCTCTGTCAGATACACCACTATTTTTCCACATTGGTTTGTAAGCTTCCCACTTATCACGGTCGAGCTGCTGTGCATCCCTGAACTGCTGTTGGCCAACATACTTGTCGGCTGCATTGGAGAGATTAGCACTCTGTTCTCGTTGATCGACTACCTGTGCTTCAGTGAGATTGTTCTTCCACTGATTCATTACTCCCATGTTCTGCATTTCAATGCCAGCATTCAATTGACGGTTCTGATTATCAATTCCCACGTTGGTATTGTTCACGGATTCATACACGCTATTCTTAGCTCGGATACCTTGAGCCATATTGCTTCCCTTTACTGCAGCAGCTGTATTCTCATCCAGATTTCTGTCAGCAGCTCCGTTCATTCCACGTACAGATCTGTCAGCTTCCACTAACTGTCCATCAGCAGATACATGAGATGCAGATACTGCACCTACCATACCGGGTGCCTGAGGCAAAGGAGGATGACGGAATGAGTTAGCCAAATTGGATACATACGGCACGATGTCCCCGAACTTAGAGAATACATTACTCCTGCGCATTGTACCCGGAGAATCAAATCCCGCAGTACGGCCTGGAGCATTGAACGCACTCACCTGTTTCCCAACAGCAGGAGTCTTATCGTAGGATAACATTTGTGGATCAGCCATGGATACTCTTTTGGAGGAGTGGTTGGCTCCCCAATTGTAAGCTGGATCGTATGGATCTTCGGGATCTCCTCCATTTTTGAATACTTTACGTCTCATAGTATATTAATTTAAACCCAGCATGTGCTTGGTGTACTCCTGGGATAGTTTCAATTGATTCTCTTTCTCCTTCAGCAGTTTCAGACTGTTTACTCTTTCAGGACTCAATGGCTTGTGTTCAATCTTACCAATAGCTTTTGCTATCGGCTTATGTAGTGCAGCAAATCCGAGACGGTCGGAGAATACATAACTTCCGTTAGTAGTCTCATTGCCCTCCACTTCAGCGCCCATGCCTGGTATCTGTATTCCTCCTTGCTCATGCGGTGGTCCATTGAATTCTGCTGCCTGTGAATTGAGTGGAGTGGCAGTACCTCCTTCAGTTTGTTGATTGGATACATTGAGTGGTCCGCCTGCTGCATAGTAACCGTTCATTAGGGTAGCAGTGTTACCACGTACCAATGTAGGATCAGTGGCAATGCGTGCTGACGCCTGCTGTTGATTGAGAAGAGTATTACGTCTCTGTTCTTCATTTTTCAATCTGGAAGCCTGTTCTGCCTGAGACTTATTAGATAGAAAGCCTGCAATCAATCCTGCTCCAGCGCCAATGCCAGCACCGAGTGGGCCGAAGTTAGCTCCCATGGCCGCACCCTTACCTACACTACTCACGAGATTGGCTCCCATGGTACGTTTGCCGTATTGATCAGCAGGTCCCAGTGAGTCAGTTAAACTACCAACCAGTGAACCGGCCTGGCCAATTCCTGTTGCCATTTCAGCATCAGTGAATCCACCGACTGCGTATTTCTTATATCGTTTGCTCAGTGTAGCCATTTTACCTATAAGATTTATCTGCGTTGATGTCTGCTCCGTGCAGTACGAATTGTTTTCCGGATGAATTATCGAACTCTAACCGTATGATAAAGAAGCTATCATGAATAAGATCCTGGTCGAACCAAGGCTTATCCAAATCTATAGCCACATCATCTACAGCGAAGTTATGGAATATGTCAAGCAGAAACTGGGTTCCATATACAGCAAGCATGTCTTTGAAGGAACTGAAGCTCCATATAGATTGTGTCTTTCTGGTGATATACTCCAGGTTATCGAATACCTGATCCAGTGGAATGCGTCCAGTACACTGTTGATTGTTCCAGATGGTAATATGTGTCAGTGTAGCAAATTCCAGTTCCTGTCTGTCATTGAAGACTTCACTCATCCACTGCACACTGTCAAGGATCATCTCACTGTCAGCAGTGAATACTGCGTCAATAAAGAAGGGTTTGATAGCTACATCATGAAAGACACCAGGATTACCAGTATGATGTTTATATATAGATCTGTTTTTCAGATTATACAATTGAGTTTTTGTTGAGAAGTAGAAGTCCGGCAGGTAGTCATGAAAGAATACCCAGCCTCCACCGTCCAGTGAGAAGGAAAGTGTATAGGATTTATCAATTTGGGCATCCAGTTCTGCATCCTGAAATGCATAGCAGATACCATCTACCTTCTCGAGGTAAATGCAACTCCCATCGTCTACATCAGCAGACGGATTATAATTCTTGGCTTTGGGGTTAGTACATCCGTTCATTAGCTACAAGTTCCTTTAGTGTTAGCGTAAGTTTGTTTATTGGCAGCCACATCTGCTACGGCCAGCGCATCTGCTGCAGCTTGGGAGACGATGGACATGTATGTTCCCTGTGGAACTGTGTATGTAACTACAGAGCCTACACCAGTGGTGCAATCATTCTTCTGTACAGTCCCTGAGGCTGCTGCACTGAGATAGGTTACCACTGTAGCGCCACAGTCGATGTGATTGGCAATGTCCGGGTAATAGGGTACATTCATATCCTGGAAAGTGAGTATAGGAGTAAGCTGATTGTTCACTATGTTGATAATAGTTGAATGTCTCAGATCATTGATTTGCACCTTATCCCAGTGACGGGTATTGGTAGCTCCTGTAGGAACAACAGTCTCAATCTTCTTACAGCTAGGGGAACCTGTCAGGTCCAGTACATACCCGCTTGGACAAGTGGCTACTACATTGGGCTGATTGATCATGCTGGTAGTGGTATAAAGAATAGTCACTCCGGCATCAGTAGTTGCTGCCTGAATTGTAGCAGGCGTATTGTCATAGATGATCATTCCGATGGAATCATTGACACTGCCGTCTCCGGTACCTACCGCGTTAAAGATGTTGGCGCCATTGATAATGTCTACAGGAAAGATGTGGAATACCTTGAAGCTTTCGTGTGTACCCAGTCCATCTGTAATAGCAATACGTACACCATTCACTTTCAGCTCAAACTCATTGTCTCCGAAGATACCCACGTACACAGTACGGGCAGAGCCGGTGTTGTTATAGTAAGCTGAGATGGTAGTCTGTGCCCCTGCAGTTAGTGCGTCCGGTGTTCCATTACAATCACTATCTACCCACACACCGCAGGCATTGGGCCTTCCTTTCCAGTAAGTAGTACTCATCTCTGCATACACGTCACTGGTGGGGGCTGTGAATAGTTCAATGGAACTGTTATTCCAGCCTGGCTTGTATATACGGGCAAAGTAACTTCCATAGGCGCTGTTAGTGCTGGCCGCCAAACAACCTCCGCTACTGATAATAGTGGCAGCTGTAGTAGTAGTCTTTACACAAGCAGATCCATCAGAGGATAGTGTATACCCTGATGGACAGGATGGAGTACCGCTGAGACAACTTGGGACTGCTGGTGAAAATCCAATTGAGCCCCTCGTGTACTCCACATTGATGGTCACAGTGAAGAGTACTGGTGGTAAACCTGAGCCAGATACACTCATGTGTAATAGATACTGTGGGGTAACTATAGGATTAAGTGAACTATTGTTTACAAGGGTAATTACCAGTGTAGTTAGATCTACTGTGAACACTCCTGGTACACTTTCAGAGATGAGTGTGTAGGTCAGTGACAAGTCTTCTCTCACCAGAGCCGGTCCCAGTGTTACTACAGGAGTTAGTGATGGAGTAGTATCTGGAATGGTGATAGTAGTATCTGGCATTACAATTACCCCATCAGCAGGTGTGATATGTACAATACAGGTGCCGTGTACCAGAGTCGTACCATCAGTGACTGTAATATCCAGCACATAAGTTGGAATGGTATTGCCATCCAGTTGTGTATGATCGGCAATGGTGATAGCCCCTGTTGCAGGGTTGATAGTGAAAGTTCCACCTGTGTTGCCTCCGGCGATGCCAAAAGTAAGTGTATCTCCCTCACGATCCGTAGCCACCATCAATGCTACACTGTCACCATCAAGATTAGTCTCAGAGATAGTTACCTCATTGTTCAGTATCACTGGTGGACGGTTAACTGAAGTCAGGTGAACTATCAGGGTGAACCCGTCAAAGTCTCCTGCTGTGCCAAACCCCTTACCTGCGAAGGTGTACAGAGATTGAGTATAGTAATCCAGGCTTCCCACTACTGTAACCTTACCAGTGGATGGGTCAATGGCAAAGGGAGACGAGGAGCCTGTGATATAGTAGTTTACAATGTTAGAACCTGCCAGTGTTCCTATGAGGGTACCAACGGCAGTGTTTTCAGAGATAGTCAGTTCCAAGTCGGGAACCCCCGGTACCGGCGCAGCATCACAGTTATAGACTGTACTATTGACACCAAGAAACCGTACTAGCTTGCCGTCCTTTAATAGCAGATCGCCTATAGAGTAAGTCAGGATGTTAGCCGGATCGTAGTTGTTTACTATAAGGCCCGCATTGGCTCTCACATCTTTAGCTGTCAGCAGGAGTCTCTTGTACTTAGGATCATACCCAATAGTGTAGCCATTACCAATAAAAGGATTATTCTCTTTCATTCGCAGGTATTCTTTGAAGAATACGTTCATCTCTTTATTGATCAACTCCAGCTGTCCCTTGTAGATGAAGATGTTTCCTTCTTTGGAGTCAAGAAAGATATAACCATTTGGGGTACGTACACAGGCCAGGTCATGCTGTGTCCCTGCATACCCTCTGGGAGCTGAGTTTGCTTCCTGTGGTTCAAACTGGAAGATGTCTCCACTTCCAAGTGTGATGGATATGATGTCAGCTTCCAGTTTGGTTTTATCCTGTGTACGGAAGAGGGCATTCTCACAATGGATGAGTAATCGGTCATCCATACCTTCCAGGTGAACAGGTTTGCCCATATTCTTCTGCATCTCGTAGTAATCCAGTGGCAGGCAGCTTCTCCAATTACGGACTTTAGTTTGCCGGCTCAGTTTACCCATTCGATGTATCCTGTATGGGTGGAGGTATAAGTCCTCGGCGAACGTATTAAATATATCTGTTGCAAACAGATCATCCAGTGCATTGCTGTCCTTCTTATAGCCGAACTGGTTAGGATCTATATCCCGCATGAAGTTAGTAAGGTAATTGTCCTTATCATTAGGTGTAAGTGAACTTTTCGGATAGTACCTGCTGTATGGATTGGCAGGGTCTTCATAGCGGGCATAAAGATTAGCCACACATTCACAGATGAAGCGTCTTACTACTTTGGTTCCCTGGAACATACCATTGTAAGGAGATACCTGGTTCTCATTATCGAACCACCCGTATGTGTGGAAGGAGTAATCACAGATGTAAATGTCTCCTCCGTAGAAGATCTCGGTATTGTTCACAGTGTTTGAGCTTCCCCCTCTTACCAGTGACTGGGCAGTGAAGGGTACAAAGAGTTGTGATTTGATCGACATCATGTTTGACAGGAAACAGGTCTCAGACTTAGGTTGAGCCTCGGGCCCTGTATACGGATGACGGGAACCTGGTTGAACAGTAAGCTCATATACATCTCCGGAGCTAATGAGTGCTTCAGGATGTGTAAATCTGCCACCAAAGAAACGTTCAATTCCTTTGTTATGCCACTTCAGGTATTCAATATTGTTTGGCACCCAGGAAGTATCAGCTACTGCTTTGATGCGTTTAGCGGGAAGTACTGGTGAGATCCCCTTTTGCAGGTAGTCCAGTACAAATACCATTGGGCCATCGTTGGAATCTGTTACCAACTGATCTTCCACAGTACCTCCCGTATAAGGAAAGTTCACACGGGAATGCTTTAGCTGTAGATCAATATAGTCAGGTGTTACACTGGGATTGTTGAATAGCATGTCAAAGCTATGGAAATGAAATATGGATTGGTCCATATATAGGTGGTAATCAGGTCCACTTTTCCAATCAATATAGCTGTTCCAATTACCTCCGGTTGAATAGTAATTACTTGGGGATAGTGCAGTTTCAGCCTGGTTACGTGCACCATTGAGCATGAGACTCTGTCCCACGATAGTAGAATTGGCCACATTACGTTTGGCATAAAACAGTTCCCAGCCAACTATCTGGTCTGCATATTCAGCAGGTATAGTTACATTCTCCAGACTGATGCCTAACATATCTAAACTGTTACGGCCGTAATCGGGCTCACCCATAAACAGATTCTGCTTACACCATGCAATAGAAGGGAAACGGTGGTGTCTAACAGGAGTGCCCCTCAGATCCTCTCCACCTACAGCAGATGAATTGAAGTCATCTGTGTTGGGGTAATTCTCAGAAGCATTCTCCCATTTACCGAAGTAGCCACTTTTAGATGCATAGTCAAATGAAGGTATCCTATCTTCTACCTGGAACTTCTTAGCTGTAAGTCCTTCTGCTGTAGCTAAGGGGGAGGTGAGCCGGTCTGTGGAATCCAGTGGTTCTCCGGGTATCACAAAAGATTGTGTTACGGTGCCATCTGTCTTCTTGAAACGTATGTACCATGCGTATACTTCTCCATGCATGTGACTCTTCTCTTTACCCTCTGACATAGGAGTATAGACAGGATTTACGGTGATCAGTTTAGAATGCCACTTTAGTCGGATCAGATTAACCCACTTTTGCATCCGAATCTGCTGTGGACTCTCAAGGTCAGCAATGTACAGGGCATCATTAAGTTGTCCCATGGTACCCACTTTGTTGTATACCTTGCGTGGAGTAAGTATTTCTTCCAAGGTTACTGGTTCAGTCACTTCAGTACCTGTGTAGGCAATGGTGATTGAGCCGGATGCGAGGATAGGATTAAGAAACTGTACTGCTGATAATATGCCATTGATCTTGGTTACAATGGCTATCTGTACGTAATCATAATCCGGATCTATGTTAGTAAGCGTGATTTCAAGACTTTTGTCTGTAGCCTGTCCAGTAGTGCCACTCACAACAGCAGGTGCACTTACAGCGATGTAACTGGTCTCCGTTCCATCTTTCTTAGTGTACTTTAGTGCAGCGTAATAAGCGCCGGGTAACAGGATACCTCCAGCCTGTACTTCAATAGTGAGATCTGCTGGTAATGCATTGGGGAATAGTTTTAGGTCATTGAGGGTGTTGGCCATAGGTGTATCCATATTAACATAGAAAGGAGTGGCATTCTTATCTGTGAATGCTACTACCAGTTCTCCCTTGTAGTTCCGCTGGGCCTGTCCGGTGATATAGAAATCGGTATCAAAAGGAAGTTTGAATGGGAGGGACGCGTCATCGTATTTGGGGATGTAAATGTCATTGTCCACGTCAAAGTATCCGATAGCACTGTGAACATTGTTACTGCTGAAAATAACAGGGTACTTATCTGTTTCAATGATACCGATTTGAGTGTAAGGTAGTATTGCAGCAGACTTGGCAAAGCCCATCTCATTGAGAGTAGCTCCTTCAATGTAGTTCTGTACTCCGTTCTTACCAAACGGGTACGTCCCCTTGGGTTGTTCCTGGGGACGGGTGTTTCTGCTAAGTTTATTAAATTTCTGCATTAGCTGAGTGGTTGATTGGTTCCTGCAATGTACGGCTGCTGTGTATTGCTGTTGGCACTGCTTAATCCTGTATTAGGGCCAAAGCCGCGGGTATCAAATGTACCTTCTGGTCCTGGTGTAGAGAAGAAGTTGTCGTAGTACCCCTGGTGAGGGATGAACCGTACAAAGGTATTGATGCGTTTATCCATTTGCTCAGGAGAAGGCATACGAATCTCAGCTATTGCTCTTGGTCCGTAGAGCATCTCGAACTGCTGTATGCAGTAATCAAATTTGAAGATGGTATCCTTCCAGCCGGCACCGATCATCATCCCCCTACAATACCAGTAGAGTGCAGATTTGTAGTTTTGGTTATCGGGTATCATCGGAAAGCCATCTTCGTCAGTTTTGATGCCACGGTAGTACAGGATCACTTTTCCATCTGAAAATGAAGTATTGATGTGTCCCATGTCCGTGTAGTAATAGGCGCCTGCTGTGCATGATTGAAGGGCATTGACGTCCTGTAGTTTACTTACATACAGGGTGTGTCCATCAAAGGTCTGCTTGTCTACTACTGAATTGAACGCTGAGTAATTGTCCAGATAAGTCACTGCCCTGTCTCTTTCAGCAGGCCGGGCGCCACCGCCCTCTCTTAGTCTATGTCCATCATACTCAACTCCATCCAGGTACTTCATGCCGCAGGGAAGTTTAGCCTTGTGGAAGTTGATTTGTACCGGCTCCCATTTTCCTTCTAAAGAGAACTGAGTCTGCAGTTGTTCCATGGCTTCATACAACCACTCATGAATGTCGGCTATGAAGGAACTGTCCTGGATACGCGTATTACGTACTACGTTTCCAATGACGTCCCGAAGGCTGGTGTACTGGTATTGCATGGTATCGGATGTTTGTTTATTCGCTTTATAATAGGGTAGTACTTGTATTTGAATTTAAGTAGCGGGTCATCAGTGAGTGCCTTGGAGAACTCAGCCTTGAATCCCTTCCTGGTGGCCATATTCTTCTCAGCAGGTTTGAAGTGATAATTGGTCTCGTTGGGTATCATTCCAAACTTAGCCCATTCAATTCTGCAGTAGTCGTCCTCTGTATGGAAGACTTTGATCAACTTACCGTCTGGTCCTTTCTCTCCGTTGAACGTCTCATGCCAGTTGACCAGTGGTTTGGTGAAATCCCGTTGTATCCTGGCTCCTCTGATCTTTCCCAAGTTAGCCCCCAGTCTTAGTGTTTCTCCATGGATGATAGCGTATTTGGCTTTATGGAAGTAAACTTCAATCACATCTTTCCAGATAAACCAGCTCATTTTCAATACTACTTTGCCATTCTCTTTGGCGTAGATGTAGCAATCTTTACGCTTCACGCGTTTCTCGTATTTCCCCCACCAGGTAGGGTGCGCATCAAGTAACTTTTTTACATACGCCGCATAGACGTCTTTGATGGAATACTGCTTCGGTCTTACAATTGGTTTTGCCATATCGGTCTCAAGTTATTTCTCAACTGGTACTTCATCAGTGGGCTTGGAATCAGGTCGATTGTAATCAATCTGTAGTATAGACTGAACAATCAGCTGCATGATGTCACCACTGCATGGAAACTCAATATCCCAAACATCACAGTTGTATGCCTGAGGTAAACATGAACAGCTCATCTGCTGGATAAGAAGGGGATCATCAAAGATGCCATCAGTTCTCACCACAGGGATACCGGTCTTATCAATATAGAGTTTGTTATTGCTGTATTCAAAGGCCGGGAACCACGAAGCGAACTTACCTGTCATCAGATAGTTGGCTGTGCCAGGGCCTACTTCACGAAATGGACTCTTGCCGTCCACACCTCCAACGTAATCAAATAAGGTAGTCCCCACTCTGATCAACAGGGGTATCTTTTCAACTGAGATGGATTGCATCTCCCCAATGCCTGCTGCATAATTTGAAGCAGAAGCAGTAGTCATCTTAACGTAGAGAGTTTGCCGAAAGAATTTACGCTGACCAGGCTCTTTTCCAATGGAGTTGGCGACATGCCTGCTTCTCCAGTACTTTATCCGTTCCATCAATTGAAGTCTGAAGGGAACATCCAGCTCTCTGTCAAGATTGGAAGCTATCAATGTGGTTATTTCATTCGGAGTCATAGTGTACAGGATGTTTAAGAACAATTACAAGTTACAAAAAAGAGTGGGTAGAAACCCACTCCGCTTGTCCAATATTTATGAAAACCTTCGAATTCTGCAATGTTCCTAAGAACTATATTATAATCCTAGTATCAGCTTCACTTCAGCCTCTGCGTTAGTAGCACCGTTGGAAGGGATAGCCAAGAGAATGTTGCGTGGTTGTGTATGTCTGTCAACAGGAGTAGGAGAATTTTCAGATGCAGTTCCCTGTATGATATACAAATTGTATGTAGCAGCGGGTAATGCAAATGCAGTAGGAGCACCGAAGTCAGATGGACGAGCCATTTGCATTCCGGGATACTGTGTACCTAATCCTTTGTAAACATCAGATTCAAATTCCAGTTCAGCTACCTGGTTGTAAGTACCAGTTCCCCAGTAAGCATTGGCAGTACCACTTCCAGAGTAGGTAGCAGTTGCTGCATTATCATTCAATGAGTCATAACTGAATGCCAGGCGGAAAGTGATTCCTGCAGAGGCAGCGGTTAAGATGATGGTAGTGGTAGACAATGTAGCAGTAACAATACTATCTGTGCCCTTGTTAATTACGTTGGTCTTATCATTGATAAGGTCAACAATGCGCTGTAATAGGATAGCAGCAGTAGTATCAGTTGCTTTAGCAGTAACACCATATTCCCATGATGGGAAAGGCTGGTAGCCGGGAGTAGTTTCAATTACTTTCACACTATAGTAGTGTCCGACAGTTGGTACTACAGCACCAAATACAGCTTTACTTATCTGAGCAACAGGAGCAGAATAAGTAACGCGTTTGGCAGTGTACCCACCAGCCAATTGGAAAGTACCAGTTTTCTCAATGTTACCATCTCTTTTCAAAGCGAAGAACAGATTGACTGTTGTAGCTGGGGTGGTAGCTCCACTGATCAGGGCATTGGTATCAGCATTGAAGCAGGCGATCTCACCTTCAGCAGCTGTACTTACGAATGTTGGAAAATCAGTTACACCAGTGGCGATACCAGTTCCTGAATAGTCAACTTGTTTGGCGATTAATACATCTGCAAATATACCGAGGGTAGATTTCCAGTACTTGTTTCTGTCTAACATGAATATGAATTTTAAAAGTTTAAATGGGTACGGATCGGGTCATGTTGTCTTTCAGTTTAGTCTCCCAGTTTGGATCTGCTATCATAGCTTTAAAGTACTCAACTGTTAGATCACAAATGGCTTGATGAAACTCTTCTGGTAACTCACAATCCTGAGATAAAAGTAGACTTATCCTACGGGGTTTTTTCACGTAGTCTATACTCACCCCAGTTACTATGAAGCCTGTATCCCCATAAACTGTCAATTCACGTCCTGAAACTTCTGAAATTGGGGATAGATTAGATGATTTGATAAAGGCAGTACGTCTCATAGTACTGATCTTGTCTGCAGGAGTGAGCCTGTTGGCTTGCCATGTTCCCAGTATAGAACTGTATCTGTTGTAAGATAAGGAGGTGACGATTCCATTTACAGTTGTAGTATCATCTACAGTGATAGTTCCAATGGTACCACCAGGGAAGATGAAAGAATGCGGCTTGTAAACAGATTTATAATTTTCCCAATATACAATTATGCCGAGTGTATTACGCATGTGCCAAAGCATTACATCACGAATGAGATACCTCTCCTCTTTAGAGTTGAGGCCAGTGTACCCCGTGATTTGCTGTGCGGTAATAATATCCAGTAGGCTGATGGTGTTACCATTGAGTGTAATCACTACTGTACTGAAATACTTAGGTGTACTCTTGCTGCTGTATAGAGGAAGGGAGAGTACACTCTCAGTGATGGTCTTCAGGGTAGGACGTGGTGTTCCGCATTGAGAAAGAGTACGGCTATCATCTGATATGAGGTAACTGTAGTCTCCTGGTAAAGAAGCCACGTACACATCAGAGTCAAACGAGTCTGTCACTGGGATAGTTCTGTTAGTAACCAGCAGGGTACGGATGCTATCTGCATCCAGTTGATCTACCTGGAATGCGCCATTGCCCTTTGACTTGAGTTTGGATTGAATAAACCTCTCCAGATTCTTATTCAGCAGCCAATCTATTTCATCTGGCAATAACTTACGACGTGTGTTAGAAGCTATGTTCTGTGTAGCCATTGACACTTCTATGTGCTGCTCGCGAATGTTCATCTGGAGAGGTTTTTATAGGTTATGCTTTGCTGGTAGCTGGAGTTTGCTGAAGTCCTTCCTGCATACGTGCCTTCAGCATCACAAGTGATTCTGAGTTTAATTTGTCCTTGATCCAGTACACTGCTTCCTGCATATCATTGCCGAGTACAGTTCCTGTTTCAGGGTTGATGATACGTTCCCCAATCTTCTGCAGAACACTGGTGTTAAGCATAGTTTGAATAGTGTACATCTCATCAAATGATTTATCATTGAATATCTTCACTACATCTGAGGGTTTGGTTTCAGCCAGCACTTTTACCTTGTCCAGTTTCAATGCCTGAGCATTTTTACCTTTGAAAGTACGTGGATCAATTCCCATCAGTGTCAACAGCATATCTGCTTTCTCCGGAGTCTTTTTAATACGCAGGTAAAGTACCAATGCTTCATCCTTATCCTTGTTACCCAGTACTTCGAAATCTTCCTGTTCCTGTGCATCAAAGATGTAGTAGAATTTCAACATACTGTTCTCACCATCCTGCTTGCTGCCGGCTACTTCCGGGTGAGCCTTTGCATGACGGTAGGTAACATAGTCAGATAGATTGAGTGGTAAGTTGATTGAGCTCAATGGTTCATTGTTATCAGTTTCCAATCCGATCTCCAGCTCACGGCCTTTATCAAATGGTACTGCTGTTTTGATTGCGGAGTAGTACTCTGATACCTTGGCACGGAATGCTCTGTCCTCAGGTTCACAGTCTACAATGGTTGGTAATAATAGCTTCTGTTCAGAGAAGTTCAAACCAGACCCAATGGTCGTGGAATAACTATTCTCCCAAAAGGAACCTATGCTCCTTTTGCTCATAGCCATGAATTCCGGTGCGCCGTGTTGAGCATTTCCAATGAAGGAAGGCTTCCGGTAAAGCTTTACAATTCTACTGTTAGGGTGTTTCTTACTCGAGATCATTTGTTTACTGTATGTTTAAGTGTAAAAATACGAAATTCAAAACTACTGCAACTCCTGGGATTGGTGAAAAAAGAAGCCCCTAAAAAGGGGCCTCTCGAGATTAAGAAACCTCTATACAGTAGTTTCTTAAATATATTACTGACCAGCTAAGCATTGGAAGTCGAAGCAACGGTTAGCTCTTAGGATCTGAATACCTGCAGACTTAAAGCGTGTGTATGCGCTCTTATCCTGGTCAGTGCTCAGCAGAGTTGCCTTGCTTTCGTTATCAATGTTAAAGCTTCCAGTCATTACCTGAAGACTCTTAGGCATGTTAGTCATACCGGCGATCACACCATGCTGGAATGAACGTCCTTTCTGAGCAACGTGTTGGATGTTTGGTTGACCATCGTAATCGTTGTCATCAATGAACACCATACGGTAAGATTCTAATGGCCACCCTGTTTCCGGATGAGTGTAACCAGCTGCCTGCTGTGCAAGAGCTACTTTACCCATGTCGAAGGTTGGGTTGTGTTTCACTTTCACAGTGTATCCATCAATATGATAGAACTGATCGAAGTATCCACCCAAAGCCAGATGTGATCCAGTACCAGAGATGAACTTATCGGCAATGTTGCCGGCGCCAGATCCAAGGTTAGCCAGGATAGTTCCACCTGCTTTCTTGATAGCACGATCGAATGCCCTCATACCACCACGACCTGTATGCAATGTGATAGAGATACCTGCTGTGTCAGACTGACCAAACAATGCGTCACCGATTTGGCTCACCATGTAGTCGTAGTTCAAATCAGAGTAAGTACTCTTGTTCTGAATTTGCTCCAGGATACCTGATCCGGTTGGGATGTCTTTACCAGTAAGCAAATCTTTCAGCGCCACGGTACCGTTGGCAGCCCTGTTGTAACGAGAATACCAGTAGTTGTGTTCGCAGATAGATAGCCATTCCATTTCATACTGCCACATAGCCCAATCCATCCAAACATCAGTTTCACCCTTGTCTGTCTTAACTGAGATCTTCATTACCTTGTTAGCAGAATTACCAGCCCAGCTGAAACCATGACGCATGAAACCCATTTGGTTCTTGAATGAACCAGGCATGGCCATTTTAGATTCAGTTGTACGGGATTCACTCTCTGCAACAGCGGTAGTAATGTCAATCCATGCATTACCACCATCCAGCTCTGTCAAAGGACAAAAGTCAGTTGGCAAGGCAGCATTCAATGATACAGTGTACTCATATTCACCAGTACCTGTAATAACAGGATCAGAATGAACATAAGCCTGAATACCGCGGGCTGACTGGATGATGAAGAAACGTTTAATCCAGTTGTCCGTAAGGCGCAACTTGAACTGGTTGTTTCCGATACCAGGCTTATCACCAGTGGTGTACGCATTCGAGCTTACAATTGAAGCTTTATGAATACGGCCCATCACAGGATAAGTGAACTGGACATCATCCAATTCCACAGCAGCTCTCTGCATAGCATTGCCTTCATAGCCAATACCACCGAGGGTCATCAATGAAATAGGATAATTCTTTGTATAGTCACCCATGATATAGGTGAGTTTACGGGTAAGCTCCGATGGAGCGCCCTGACGCTGGTGGTAGAAGTTGGTTTCATCCAGCATTGATTTGGAATCAAAGATTCCTTCGGTGACCCTGTATTTCAGGGCTGGGGTAGGTTGTGCCATATATGGGTACGGTTTTTACATAGTGCGGAAAGCCTTAAAGACTTCCGAGTGATACGAATCCTTTGTTCTTGCCAGCAGTATCATCTGCGCCGGATTTGTTATCATCTTTGGTTTTCTCAACAGCACGCTTCAGTCTTTTCACCTGGGCAGTTTGTGCCTGTGTCTTAATGAGACCACTGAGATCTCCCTTCTTGAACAGCAGGTAGAGGCTTTCCAGTTGTTGAGTAAGATTGTCTCCGACTCTCTGAACCAAAAGGAACTTTCCGTCTTTACCATCATACTCCAGGTGCTCTCTTACATAAGCATTGAAGGCTACTTTATCAGTATCAGGTATGATGATTCTCATTCCTGCTCCCTCATTGATCGTGGTGCTGAGTTTCTGACTCAGTGCATTGACACTTGCAGTGTAAGCTTGTTCAGCTTTCTGCTGTTGCTCCTCGATCAGTTTGAGTTCATGCTCATGGCTGGCTTCTGTTGTCTTATAGGCAGCATCAGCTTTGTCAAAAAGTACCCCATCCTTGATCGCTTTGTCAACAGCCATTTGTGCTGTGTCAGCATCCAAACCTTTACTTATTAAAGAACTCTTGTACAGTGTTACTTGCAGATCAACATTATCTTTAAATGTGCTATACTCAGGCAAGCTAAATGTTTTGAAAGAGTAAAAACTCTCGTCATCACCACCTGCTTGTCTGTGTAGCATGTATGCGTAAGATCTTGGATCCGCTTTCTTCAAATACGCCTCAAAGCTTTGCACAGCCTGCTCTGCAACAACTTTGTCCCTATGGTAAATTCCCTCTGGTGTGAGTGGATCAACTCCGTCAGGATACTCAACTTTGATTGGGTTACCATGTAGTTTATCCACATCAGCAAAGAACGCTTCAGGACTATCGTCAACAGTATCCGTTGTATTGTCTGTTGGTTTGAATGTAGGGTCCTTAATAGCCTTACCATCTGCGTCTTCAATGTATCCCTCAGCCAGGGTACCATCTTCATTGCGCCCATCAACAGGATCTGCAGGTGGAGGATTATCACCAGCAGCTTTCTTAGTTGCCTCAGTTGCAGCAGCATCATCGGTTAACTTCTGTGCAGCAGCTGCATCATCGAGTTTCACCAGCGGTGGTGTGTAATTAGGATTGCTTAAATCTGCCAGTGAAGGTGGCATTGGTATCGCTGCTGCTCCGTCTCCTGCAGAAGGATCATAGTGTCGTTTAATGTAGTTCATACTGTATAGTGTTTGAGTTATTTCTTAGTTGACTTGGCCTTAGCAGCCTGGAGTTTCATAGCTTCAGTCTTCTCTTTACTTTTTAGCTTTTCCTTCTCCAGTGCCAGTTGTTTATCGGCCAGGTTCATATTGTCCTTGTGTATCTTATCACGGTGACTGATCTCCATATAGGCTACCTTCTCTTCAGATAGTACCTTCTGTGCTGCAATCACACGTTTACTGATCTCAACTGAATCGGGTATTCCGTTACCATCCGCATCACTGCTTACACCTGCTGCTTCGAGGGCGTACTCCCCAACTACCATGGCATTCTGGTCACGTCTGTCCCACTCGGCATTGATCTCATTAATCTTGCAGTCACTCTGTATCTGGGCATACTTCTCTTTGATCTGTTCAATCATGGCCTCATGCTGCTGTTCATTCTGAGCGGTCTCTTGCGCCTGCTGCATTTCAATAGCCTCAATGCGCTTGAGTTTACCCATTAGTTCAGCTATGTTATCGGCACGCTGAATCTCCAGAATGGTGGATTGCTTTACACCATTCTGTATCATAGCCTGCGTCTGTCCTTTGTACTGGTTGAGGTTCTGTTGCTCTTCTGCAGAGTGCGTCACGAATAGACCGAGCTCTGCCGAGCAGTAAGAGTTGGGGTCAATCTCCAGCAGCTCACGATCGAAGTCATCTTCATTGTAAATAGCACGAATGCCATCTACATTGACGAAGCGACTGTAATCCAGGAAGCCTTGCAGTTCTTTCTCTGTGAATTCTTCAAACAGGGTGAAAATCATATCTGTCATCAGGCTACTCTGGAAGAGATTGGCTTGAGTGGTACCCAGTCCATCACTACTATTTGTCTGTGCCTTACGTTGTGGTGAGATACCCAATACTTCATCCCAGTCTCTCTTAAAACTATCACGCAGATTAATGAGTTCTTTGATCTGATCAAACAGACTCATATCCAGCGTATGGTATTGATTGAAGCTCTTGTCAACTCCCATCTGGGAACGGTTGATGAGCATGTATCCGAGTGCGTCCGCGTAGTAGAAGAACTTTTCTTCATCCCAGCCATCTCCTTTGGGTATTGAATTCTGGTCAATGAGAGCGATCTTTCCTTTGCTCTTGGCAATAGTTTTCTCCAGCAGGAAGTTGGTTACCATATACATGATAGCATACGGCAGACCCATCTCCAGTACACTCATGTTTTCGGCATGTGTATCACTGTAGTGCTTACCATTGTAGGGAAGCTTACACCGGGAGAAGTTGTTCATCTCATTGCGCTGTACAGGAATTTCCCGCATACGTGAGAAGATCTTGTCCCCGATTCTCCATCCTTCATGCACACTGTTTACCCAGATACGTTTGGTAACTTTCATTGTATCATCAATAGGAGTGTCTTCATCAAGTTCCATCTCCTCTACCTTTCCAGTGAAGGGATCGGTATATTCAACAATCAGTACCTGTTTTTTTCCTTTCCAAGTTACATGGTATACGGGTATCTTACCACTATACTGATCTGACTTGGTATCTCCCTGCAAATAGTTATACATACTGAAAGGAGTAACCCACTGGGTACGGGATTCAAGGTCTACATAGTCTGCATCTTTCAGTTCATCATAGAATCTGTCTACCACATCGCTGATGCTTAACAGTTGTCTACGGATGGCCCATTCACCATCTTCAATGAAGTCAAGTCCGGGACTCTTATCATAATCAAACTCGAGAGCACTTACTCTCTCATAGATGAAGCTTCCATTTTCAATATTCTTGTAACTGTACACACGACCAGTGATCAGCCAATCTTTAAACATCTTCAGTTGCTTCTGCCTTACGTTGTACTCACGGATGGCACGCTTTATCCATTTCTGTCCTCTCCGTGCAAGGTTATCCTTGTAGCCGGAAGTGAACCTATCTTTGATTTCCTCAGGCATGGGTATCTCCTCCTGCTGAGGAATGGAAGGAACATCATGTCCAGCAGCTTGCATGTTAGCTTGTGCTGCAGCAAGGAAATGCTCACCAATGTTCTGTTCCAGCTTCTTGCTCAACCCATCCAGGTAGTTGTTAAAGGCATCTTCGCCCATATTTACTACTTGGTAGACGTAAGGTCTCTTGGGGTATTCTCCCAATAGTAAATCAATGTTGGTACGGAGCATGGAAGTAGGTCTCACCTTAGCGGGGTAAACCTTGTGTTGTGGATTGGTAGCGGATAGCGGATCGGTGATATGGGAGAACCACTCAAGTGGGAATTGATTATTGTACACGCTGTAGAGCATACCCAGATCTTTCCGGTTGCCGGGGGCAGTGCCAAAGTTGAAATTGGATAAACCAATTCTGTAGTCGATATTCAGTTTAAACCACTCGTAGTTCTTTGCAGTCTTTTCAGCCCATGAGAGTCTCTGTAATGGCTTACCACTGGGAGCTACACGGGTATTTTCTTCAGGTAACTGGTTAGATGACATAGTACAGGTGATATGAGAACACCAATACTAAGCCGATTAGAAGTAGGAGGTGGTACCAGCTTGTGTAGCTTGTGCCCCCCCGAAGAGGGGTTTCTTGAAGAAAGTGTTGTCCTTGGGGATACGCTTCTCTTCTTTGTAAGCATTCTCCTTGAGCATGAACATGGCTAGGATAGAACCTGAGATACGGTCAGCATTCTTGTCCGGATTGAATCGCTTCATCTCCCTCAGCAGGCCGAGCCAGTAGATACGATGAATGTTTAGTACAGGTTTTCCCTCAGGAGTAGAGCCTCTCTGTGTAGTATGCCAGTTGGCCAAATAGGTAAGGCCCATACGTTTCTTTTCTGTGGACATATTCATGAAGATAGTACGATTTTTCTGCTGAGCAGCAGTAGTGTACTCCTTGTTACCGAGCATCTCAGGTTCGAAGTCCAGCTTGTGAAGTTGCTTCGTTTTACGTGCGTAGTCTACTATACCCTGTCCACCACCGGCTATCTCACTTTGGATAGACGCATTGTACATATCACTCAGCATAAAGAGATTCTTGTAAGCAGTCTCCAGTTGTTGTGGCCGGGCATCATACCAGGCTACAGGAAGTCCCTCATCTACAGGGTCCAGCATGTTATACTGCTTCCATACAGAGACAGAGAACAGTGAGGTGAGATCTTCACTCTCTTCCTTGTAATAAGGATCGACTACGATTTGGTACATACCATCCGGAGTCTGCCCCTTGATGTCTTTATATGGACGGGCCGCGATAGTGACACATCCTTCCAGATCATCCTTGGCTGTGTGGGGATAGAAGTCCACTGGCTTGGCTACATCCTTTGCTTGGGGTACCAGTATGACTCCATGTTCCTCATCACGTCTAAGTTGTCCGTAGCGTAACATACCCTGTATCACCTGCTGTGTCTCAACACGCCTGATCTGGGCATCCACTTCAGCGATGTCAAACATATTCTTGGAGAGACGTTTGAACATTTCTCCAGGTTTAAATGGGTACTCAGCCTTGTGTCCATCGAGTACTTTGGGATCTTTGGCTTTCTTTTTCTGCCGGCGAATGATCTTCTCAGAGTCAATGGCGCCAACAATATCCACGTTACCCTCTTCATCCATGAAAGAACTCTTGGTTCTCCATACAGGGACAAAGTAGCCACAGGTAGTTCCCTCATAACCTTTCTCCCACACGTTGGGGAATGCCAGCATATCAAAACTATCCGGATCATAGAAAATGTCTTCCAGTCCTTCAATACTTGTACCTTCTTCACCGCCGGTACCAAACACACTGATCTGTCCCACAGTGATGTCTCCATCTTGTATAGAACCGCGGCATACATTCAGCGCTTTCTTCAGGTTCTTGAATGAACCAGCCTCTTCAAATACAATCTTACGTCCACGCTTTCCTCTGGTCTTTTCCGGATCATCAATGCTCAGTCCTATGATCTCACTGAAACTACCACGTTCAACTCCCATACTATCAACATAGGATGCTTTCTGATGCAGAAGTGTACTTTTCTTCTGCCTGTTCTTCTTCCATTCAATACAGTTGTCATTGATGAAATCCAACATGGGCTGTACCTTATTGAGGATACCATCTGTTGTCAAGTACTGTTCCAGTCCTGCAAAATAGTAACTCTTGGAACCATCAATGAAGGTGAAATTGTACACTCCATCCTGGGCCTCTTTGTAAGAGAAGCCGGCTCCTCTTGTCTTCCCACAGCAGACGTGCTTAGCGCCGGGAGACTGAATTCCCATGAATTCTCCGCCGTTCCAGGCGATGTGTTTGAAGTTGTACCACTCATAATCTATCTCATAGAATCTAGGAAAGCCCATGATACGATCACTCACAGTACGACTGAGTTTACCATCCTTCTTACTTCTTCCTTCCCTGTACATAGCCATGGCCACTGCATCGTCTACCTTCATGATAGGAGAGAAGTTTAGGTAGTGATACATTCTGCCGGGTATCCAAAGATCTCCAATACTGTAACCTTCAGCACACCGATGTTCTTCCTCATCCCACCATTCTGTCCACTCCCGGCTTCCTATAGGAGCCAGGCAATACTTGTCTCCCTGTTTTTTGAAATCACGGGCTGTATAAGAGAACTGTGCAGTATTGACTAACTTATGGAATCCCATTACTTTTTGTTGGTTTTATATGTGCGGCGCTTGGATTTAGCCTGATGTGTTGTATGCCAATTTGAGCAAGCAATGCAGTAGTACACATAGGTAAGTTTGAATTGAAGTTTCTTCTTACGGTTGACTTCCTTCATTGCAGCTTTGGCAATGGCACGGGTTTCATAACATTTCTTGGTACATGACATTAGTTGGTTGTACTGATGATGTGGTCCTTTTCTACTGATAGTTCAAAACCAAAATGTTCAGACTTCATAGTACCACAGGCCACTTCATAGGTAACATCTCCATCCCGGTATACCCTGAGAGAAGTGATTACTCTTAGCCGTTGCTCACTATCTGTAGTCAGGTATACTGCACTGCCAATTTCAAATTGAGTCTTAACTATTAGTGTCATTTTCATAAGTGTTTATTCCTCGTCATTTTCATCCCCAAGCATCTTCCCAATCTCTTCAAATGAGATCTGCTGTATAGAAGGAGCAGAGAGTTGCAGGGTTTTCTTTTCACTCCACTCAGTTCTCATAGTTCCCTCTTTCCTTCCCAGGGTAGACTGGCCACGGATGGATGCGTCTCCCTTCATCTCTTCCTGAACACGTTTCTTAAAAGCATCAACCGCAGTGTAAGCCTTACCCAGTTTCTCCAGATTGGTGAGGTACTGGTTAGGACTATGTACAAGTTCTCCCTTCTTATCCTTTTCAGTAAAATCCAGCTCCAGGAAGTAAGTATCCAATGCATTGAGTGAGTACTCCACAGCCTTGAGTGTCTTGAGACTCCTACTGGATTGAAGCAGCAGATCATTGTACTTACTATGAGCCTGCATTACAGCTGCATCCATATCCGACTCACCAAGGCCGGCATACTTCATTGCCTCCTGTCTACGTTCGAAGTCTTCCCACTCACGAATGGGGGAGGTGAAGTCCAGATCGAAGTAGATGAAAGTGAACTCACGTTTGGCTTTCAACTTCTTGTCTCCGCGGTAATCTCCTTCTGAGCCCTTGTCCCTTCTCAGCAGAGCAGCAAACTCTGGTATCAGCATGATCCATTCCTTGTTTAGTTCTACCTGGTAGTTAGCGTCTATAGTGAAGAGTCTCATTGTTCAATGCCCTCCATCAGGACATCCATTGCATCCTTGTTTGATTTGAAATACTTCTTCATATCCTTGCCCAACGAATGTAGGAAGTCCTTGTACTGTTGTGAATGAAGTTTGACCTGAAACTTACCGAGATAGGGTACCATTACCCCTTCAAGTGAGCCGGAGTGAATGGTACCTGAGATAAATTCAGAGAAGTGTTTAGTAATGTGCTCAACCTGTGAGATGTTGAGACTCATATCTTCCGCTATTTCACGGATGATACGACTATTACATTCCTTCTCCTCATAGGGTAGATGAGAATCATACATGGCCATAGTGAAACGTTTATTTGCACTTACACATAGCAAGCACTTCTTTCTTTAAATAGGGTACTTCGTATTCAACCGGCTTAGGATTGGGATTATCTGCTGTTGGGTGAGGATAGTGTTTGATAGTTATTCTTCCCGGCAGGAATCCCTGATACTCCAGACAGAGCATGTACACACTCTGTTGAATAGCGTAGTGGATCCAATTGCAATCCATCAGGTGAGCAATGGGATACTTCATCATCTTGTAACTGCCATTGCGGAACTGAAAACTCTTGAAGTCCAGCTTAGCGTTGGTTTTGTAATCCTCTATATTAGCATATCTCAGTGGTCCCCGTTGAACTCCGAACCCGTGAATAGGTGTATTGTCTGTAAGGATGATAGTTTTATCAATCCTTCCAGCTATTTTGTACCCGTGGTGCCACACCATCCTCTCTGTGTACACTCCATCAGGTCTCTCAATCCATGGATAGTTATCCTCATAGCCGGGCCCGATCACCGATACCTGCTGTCCTTCATAGATGTTAATCATTCTCCCGTGGTCTGACACCTCATTGGCATCATGTATCTTGTTCCCCCTCACTCTGCTCAGCAGGTTCTTTTCTTCCCACTTCTGTTTCCAGTACTCAGGAGTGTTACCATGTTTCTCAGCATATTTGATGTGAGCATCTGCAGGGAACTTCTCATGGAAGTCTTCATACAGAGAAGAAGCTCCGATGTATTTCTGTTGATTGAGAGTGTAAACATGTTCAGCATCATCATAGACTACAGGAGTAGTTATAGGTATCTGCTGTTCAGTACCACACAGTAGTTTACTATCCATCTCTTTAGATGCAAACTCACGTTGTATGTTTTCTGCCCAACTCATTACAAATAGTATCTTATTGGCATGATAAACTTCTTGGCAGCTTTCACAGCACTGCTCTTACGTTTGTAAGTCTCACTGGTAGCAATGGTCTTACCGTTGCGTGCGTGAATAGTGAAGAATATCTGATTGTCGAGTGAACGTTTAATATGTATTTTCATAGTTGTAGATTTATCGAGTGACGGCTTTCACTGCATACATCTGAGCAGTCTCCAGGTTAGTCTTGGCAATGGAGGCAAGCCGCATCATGTCTGAATGTTGTAAATCTCTTGAAGTAAAAGTTCTTTCAATGTTTTCCTTAACCTCAGGGTCAGTAGTAGAAGTCATATCAATATGCCTCTGTCGTACCCACTTATCAATTTCATCAAATGCATCAGCGAAGATCTGTTTGATTGCAGCCACGTCCTCACGCTGACCGGGATTGAAGGATACGGACATTATATGTTGTCCTCTGGTGAGAGTCTTCGAAGACTCCTGTGTAGATTGTGAATCCATAGTTGTAAAGATTTAATATTAGGTAGTTAAGGTACACCTGCTGGGTAGTGAGAAAATTGTTACCCACACGGTGTTGGTAAATAACAATGCCCCAGAGTATTAATCTGAGGCATCTGTCATCTGGTTAGGTTAGACTGTTGGCGGAGTTGGGTCTGTTACTACTGGAGTTGGGTCAACTACCGGAGCTGGTGTTGGAGCCGAAACAGTACTGGCTACATCAGTTGTAATAGTATCCAGGCCCTGGCTTACTACACCAAGAGATTCTCTTAGTGTTTGTACTCCTGCTGGTGATATACCACTGGCTAACTGTCCCTGCAAATCAAGGATGGTTGCTTTCAGTGTTTCGTTTGCTGCTTGTGCAGTAGCAATGGTTACATCTTTTGCAGCCATAGTGTCGGTGAGAGTTTGCTGTACACTATCAAGTGTAGTTTGTAATGTCGCTTCTTTAGCTTTCAAGGCTTCTACCTCAGCTAAAATTTCTTGTTCTGCATCCATGATTTTGTCGAGTTTTGAGTTAATAGATTGTAATAGAGTTACCAACTGTGCACCGGGTTCATCTCCAATGAATCTGTGCTCATGTTTGAATAGACCGAGTACCATAATGTGTGTTTGAATTGAGTGTGAAAGTAGAGAGATAATTGAGCCATGTAGCCCACTCTCTATACAGCAGATGTCCCCTCAATGACAATTTACTGCATTCTTTCCATACGTCTGCTGGATACCAAGTGCCGAGGATTGGGTCATACACAGATCCTCCAGAGTAAACTATTCAGTGCCAGTTTCCTGGATACTCTTGCTGGACGAGAGATGCGGAGGCACACTTTATGCTTAACAGGAGTCTTTGAATACCTTACAATCAAATATGCAAGTAGCGTGTTCCCTTCTTGTGTCCTATCAGTTCAATGCCCCTATCTAAGGTAATACTTAGGAGAATAGCCTGGCAACAGAGAGAGATGAATTGAGTGGTTGTTGTATTATAGGAATAGATTGAGTGCAAGGTAAAAAATTTCTAAAATTTTGAAAATATATTTTGAAGAAGTGTGTGTTGTTAACTGGTGGGACCACCTCCGTGAAGAGCCCCCTACTAAGTTTTGCGGGTGAAGGTGTCCGTCATCAGCAATTCAGCTAATCTGGTTGAGTTGTCTTCTTTGTTGCCAGTAATCAATACTGGATGAAAGCCAATAGAACATGGCAGCGTTAACCGGCTTCACGGTTGCCCTTTTTAATTCAACGCATCTTAACTTTAAACCTTTCGGTCATAGGTCAACCGAGTCATATTATGAGCACACGCATCAACATCGACGCAGCAAGAGCAATTGCCATCATCAACAGCAGAACACCACTGTCACGTACACACGTAGGACAACAGGTGTTGCTCACTGTACAAGGCGCAGGAACATTTCAATCTGCTACACAGCAGGAAGCCAAGACTCCAGGCCAGAAGGCGTACTTCGACAAGTACATCCACAACCTGAAAGCCAACAGTACAGAGGCCATGAGCCGTCCAGAGAACAAAGCCATCTTCGCCGCAGCAATGAAAGCTGAAGCAGCAGGCAATGTGGATGAAGCATCTGAACTTTTCAATGAATACCTGAACAATGTACAGGTGAGCTTCAACGCCATCGCACGTCCGGGTGTACGCAAGTTCGAAGATGGAGACATGTGTACTGCACTTGTTGAAGAGGCAGATACCAAGAGTGGCAACAGAGCCATCGTGGTGAACCAGGTGAAGTACAAGGCTCCAACAACTGTGGAGAAAGTGAAGTTCAGTATCACAGACCTGTTGGGAGAAGAGGCACCAGTTGCCGTAGACAATGCAGCTGTAGTAACAGAGTAGCATTCATCTGCTGTAGAGAATTGGAGGAGAAGTCGGTAATCCTTCAATACACAGCAGGAGTCTTAACGTCAGGGCACACAGTCGAGAGATTGTGTGCTCTTTTTAACAGATCAATCGTTCAGGATAGATACACAGCGGGCTTCACAGAGATGTGGAGTCCATTTTTTCCAGGGTACGGAGTATACTACTCCTGCTGTAGAGAGTGAGAAGATGAGATCTGCTGGTGATCGAGAGGCGTGTCCTCAATACACAGCAGGCAGGAGTGGTGCGGTAAGAGTTGGAACTGGTGCAGTACGCAATGAGAGGTGGTGCACTAACCCCTCTTTCTACGCAGCAGATGAATTTTTACTGGCCTCAGAATATACTAGTCAGAATTCCATACCTTAGTGAGATGAAACAAGAAGATGACAATGGGGTTGCACTGATCGGGATTGTCTGTGTATGGGTATTTGGAGCTTACGTGTTTGGTAGGGTAGTGCTGTGGTTAGTGAGCCTGATGTGAGGATCTATTTGAAATTTAATTTCAAGTGCTGATGCGTAAGTGACTGAGTCTGTGGCTCTTCGAGCCTGGACCTACACATCCCTCTAACACCTATTCAATACTACCTCAGATACTACCCCACTATTCTCTCAACACATCTATCACAGCTTCTATTCTTTCCCGTTATCCTACTATTCACTGAAACAGTAGCCGATTTCACTACTAAATAGCACATTTGTAGTGAATTTCACTACTGGCAATTCACAAATTCAATCATTTAACTCCTTCTGTGTAACATACACGGTTTTTAGTTTTAACTTACGATCCTCAAACATAGTAAGTCTATTTCCTGCACAATAGAAACGTGGATTGTACCAAAATGAGTTATCCTTCTTATTTCTAATACTAATCACATCATGCCTGATAAGTTCGCGTATAGTATCTTCATACTTTCGTTTAGATACCTTCTCTGGATGTCGGAGTTCTTTTATCTTATCCAAAGAAAGAATCACATACTCATAAGAGTCATTGGTAAAATACTGAATAGTTAAGAACATATCTCTGGCATAAATTGTCATCTTTAAGATAACATCTCTATATTTCTTGGCAGTATACATCCTGGTATAATCCTCAGCTTCAGTTTCAAAGCCATAAAGTATTTTAGAATTCTTACCTTTGATAGGTATAATATCAGTGACATTTTTAATATACTTCACTACTAAAGGAGCAGTGAATGGATTGGTTGGTTGATACATTTGAGTATGATTTGAATAAAGGTATGTATTTTATGCAGTAATTCTACACGATTTAAAAAAGTGTGTAGAATCTCTGCATATCAAATCAGCTATAATGCACTGGTAGTAAGCATTTCAGAAATATCCTTCCCTAAATAGTACATTGAGGGAAGCCAACAATTATTATCACTTTCAATTACACTCCAATGAGTAATCAAAATCCATTTGTAACAGGAGAATATATTCCACCGGTAAATAAAGTGCCTCAAGACAGGGCAGATAAAATAACTAATGAAATACTTGAAACACTTACATCTGACCAGTTATTAACTGTAATAGCCGAAGTAATTGGACCTTCCAGTAACAGTGTACTTGTAAGAGTACAAAGTTTAGAATATGGTGTAGTGGATGTATCTATAGATTTGAACATTATATTCTTACTACTACTTAAAACAATCCCTTGCAACAATCGCAAACAAGTAGAAAAATTATTAATGGGAAATAAAGTTTGGCCAAATCATATCTACTTATTCGATGAAGATGAGTCAATAGCTGAACCAGATTATCCACCAATGTGTGTGACAAGTTAGCACATTTTAAATATTTATAGTTTCAAGCCTCACCTAACCGTGGGGCTTTTTCAATTCCATCCACTTAATTCCATAACAACTTAAATCAACTCCAATGAGCGCAATTATCAATGGCACACTCATGAGCACAACTGATGCTCAGAGCTGGGACTTTCAATAGTCCACTTAATTCACAACATCTGCTGGTCAATGAGTAGCAGATGTTTACCTTCACAATTCAATCAATTAACATAGGAGCAGACAAACATTTAATATGGAAAAGAAACCACGTAAACCAATGATTAAAGCTATCCGCAAATGTCTCAGATGGAACCATGACTTCCAAAGCTGAAGCCTATTAAGACTCAACTCACAGGTACAAAGACACCTGTTATTGATATTGTTCTCAGGGGACAGATAATTACCCGGCTCTAACCTCTAATCCAAACGTCTTCCTATGAGCACTCCTTAATTACACGAATCTCTTAATTCTTAATGGTACAGGTACTCTGTATAAATGAATGTTCGCACACATCTGCCGTGAGTTACGGACTCCGGCAGATATATTCCTCAAATTAAAAACCCCGCTATATGCAAAATCTATTCAACTGGGTTACCGCACACCCATACAAAGCCGGTACATTACTATGTGTAATGATCATATTCGCAGTATCAATGTGGTACTTCTTCGCCAGCAGAGCCATTCCCCTTGAAGAGGAACAATTAGATGACTATGAGTCACCCGAGCCTGCTGTGCAGAAAGAGAGGAACTACATCAATATACATGCAGGCTGCTTAGGCACATGCTGTGTGGTTTATGAATATACGCCTGGGATTCCTACATTGAGTGGGCATCCTATTCGATTTGGAGAGATCAATCTGATCAGGGTAAAACTGTCTTTTGGACTCACATCCAGTGAGGACATTCTTCCCCTGCTTACATTTCATCAAAGAGATTTGTTAGCTCAGAGTGTTTATAAAGAACATGAATTAAGAGCATTATTACAGAATTAATTTACTAACCCAGTAAACCGGAGAGAGGGATCGTAGCCTGATAGGATATGTGAAAAAGTGATGTGAGTAAATGTATCCGAGGGATAGGATTTTGTGGAGGCACCACAGTCCCTCTCTCTCTTTCGGTTTTTAAAACTTAATGACATGCTAACTAATGAACAAAAGATTGAAGCTTATAAGTATGTGCTTGAATGTCTGGCAGATGATAGAAATCTGAAAGAATACTCCGGTATCTGCTGGTATTTAAAAATGGGTGAATGGCAGTACCGACTATATTATACATGATTTTTTAAGACTTCCAGAATTCTTTCCTGAGTTTTTTATATTACCTCAAGTAAGAAATCTATTTGAATTCTGGTGGCCGAAAACAGAAGAAGGTTACCAGGAACGTGTAAAAGCTATTAATTCAATTCTTAAAACTCTTAAATCCACAGCAGATGTCGCAATTATTAAGTAAAGAAGAAAGACTTGCTGCCTATGAGAAGGCACTGGCTTGGTATACAGCAGATGAACAGAACAATACTGGACTGTGTGTTGTTTTAGGAAGATCTCATTGGAGAAATTTTATGGATTCTCCACTAACATACTGGTATAATATGGAAGAGTACTTTCCAGAAATATTTATTCAGGGACATCCTTACCCTCATAATACAAGCTATGAAAAGACAAGAAATAGACGTATTTTCTGGCTTGAAAATGCAATAATGCAATTAACACAACCTATAAATTAATATGGCTAGAGGACCCGTTGGGCATACATGCCCTGATATTGATGCAGTGATAAATGGTATTTCATACGCTATGAGTGATTTGAGAGGACTTGAATCTATTTTAGAGAGTTTACGTAGTGACAACGATGCATTACGTACTTGGGGATCTGAATGGGAAAATAAGGCCAATGATACAATTAGTGATCTACAATCAGACTTAAAAGATGCCAAAGAACAAATAGAATCACTCAAAACAAAACATGATGAACTCAAGGAAGAGCTTGAACGTCACAAATTATCTAATTACTAAATCAATTAACATGATAACAGGAACAATCTTAAAGAATGGAGTGATCAAACTGTTCCTCACGGGAACAGACTCCATTGATGAGGCCATACTCAAGGAGTTGAATGGTGCTCATTGCAAATTAGTCACGGAAAATTTCAGGCTTGGAGATAAAAGTATCACTGGTGCACTTATCATTGAAAAGCCTGTGAACGGAACTGGAAATGATTCTTCATTTAAAACTGCTGAATAATATGATACTAACTAATAAACAAAAGAAAGCTGCCTATCAATTTACTATAAATGAGCTTAATCGTGGGTATAAAAGTGTATGTGGGAGACTGCAAACTTGGTTAAATATCAATTTACAGTTGCACTTTAATACTTGCGCAGAAGTTCTTAACTGCTTTCCAGAGTTTTTAGTGTTAAAACCTAAAGATACATACATAGATGGCTTTTGGTGGCCAAGTATTGATAAAAAAATTAGAATTAAGCATCTTGAATCAATTATCTCAAATCTTTAATCATGGAAAGCAGAATATCATCGGAACATGTGTACGACTATTTGCTGAGCGGTAGAGTACACGCCAACTTCTACAATATACTTACTAACAATCAGCTTCACGTCAACATCAACCGTAAAAATGCAAGCCTGGTGTGGTATGTGTACGCTGTGGATAAAAGTTACCTTGGGTACATTCGTGGAGATGTGTTTATCTGGGCAACACCAGGCAGTGGATTCGTATCATCAAACGGTAAGCTTGCAATGCAGAGATTTAGCTGGATCTGGAAACAGATTGTGGCTAAAACTATACCTGATACTATGTACATATTACATGATGGTAGCTGTGGACATTGCGGTCGTACACTGTCAGACGCGACAAGTCTCAAGGTTGGCATTGGCCCATCATGCAGGAAGAAACTTGGAATCGTATATTCATCACAAACTCAACTTGAACTTTAATAATGGAACTGATACCAGCAGATGATACTATCAAATCCGAAGTAGTTATTCCTGCAAAGACAGAACATAAGTTCATCGGTACGCTTACACCACATCCAGGGCACACCTGTTATCAGTTCAATCTTATAACTAAGAAGATTACGCTTGCTGTATTTGAAACAACCACTTCTAATCTGAGTGGAAAAAACGGGCGTAAGCTTATCGTTCAACCTGACTGCATCTACTGTACTGCGTTGAATCCGAAGAATGCTATCAAGAGATTTTTCAAGATGCTGCAACTGAATGCGGCTATTCAAATGATTAAACCTAAAACCGATGAGAAAGATCTTAATCTCAGTAAAACAGAAACTCAATAATGCTATTCAACGTAGTATATTGGTGAATTGTCCTCAAGGGCATCATGATTGGGGATTCTCCGTACAAGATAGGTGGAATAAGCCTAAAACAAGAAAAATAGCTAAGGTTCAAAGGATTTGCTATGAGTGCATTCGAATTAGACAACGAAATAAAATGACTCGGGAAAAAGCCAAGGTGAAAAATGCCAGAGATAATAAAATTCGTAACCTTAAAATGAAAAGAGATCCTGAATATGCTCAAAAAATACGAACTTCATTTGTCAGAAGAAGTACTAATGCATGTAAAATTTTAAATGATGGTTATATCAGACAATACATAAGGAAAACTTTTGCTGAGAAGAGTTTAAAAGCTTTAGAGATACCAGATCAACTGGTGGAGATTACCAGATATTATTTACAACTAAATAGAACCTTTAATGACAAAAGCACAATTAATAGGGAAGTCACAAGCCCAACACATCCGTGAAGTTTCATACCAAGATGGAATGAAGTATAGAGAACTGGCTTTGAAAACTGGAAGTAAAGATCATGCAATGTTTGCGATTTTAAATTTCAGAATTTGGATTCGAGCTGCTGTAATAGATCTTATTGAGACTAAACAGTTAGCTTCTGGTACAGTGAAACCAATCAAACAATTAAAATGAACTGGAATCTATTTAATCCCACCGGCGTAACGGGAGGAGATGATGAAGATCTCCTCTACAGATCCGAAATCACTGGTCCACAGGGTGCCAGATATGAATTACTACGGGAGAAAACTCACATCCATGCTGACGTGGAAAAAGCTAAAAGGTATTTAAGAAGAAACTTTGATGTAGTGAGTATCCAAATAATTCATGAAACTGATTAACTTTGTAAATCAATCACAACTCTGCGGGTAGGTGGATAACAAGATACCGGCCCCCATGCCAGGCTCACTGAAAGCAGTTTAAAATGTATCCATGATTGAATTTGTTGCAATGAGCCATGCTTTTACCTACGAAGACTAAGCAAACCTCAAGTGTCTGGGATGCTAAAACCTACCCAGTTAAACTATGAGTTTAGCTTAGCCAGTGGTTTTAAGACCAGTGTTCAAGGTGATGATGCCAGTACTATTGAGTTATCCCCTTAGATCAGAAATGAACCTATCGTAAAGGGCATACTTCACTTTATCCTGATTGAAGTTATCGTAAGATGGAGGTCAAAATGAGTTCTTTAAGGAGCAGTACCATATATGTAAGTGGTACGTCCCGGTAACGGCACAAACTGGAGCCGAAAGCAAAGTCGAGCATACCTCTTTGGATATGAGCAATCATTGAGAAAGTCGCTAAGCCTCGATCGGGTGCCCAACGTTAGGGCCGCATGTACAAGAACGACGTAAGAGATTGGTGGATGTTAGTAGAAAACCGAGGCTGGCCAGCCGGAGTATCAAAAACATACACCTGCAAAACGGGTGAGATCCGTACGTTGGTGAAAACTCTCTCAATGCCCGGTGTCCCAGTGATGGGTATCCGGGCACTAACCACACACTTACTGTTCAAATCACACGTAAATTGGAAATTATCGTCCTTAATGTCACACCTATGCCATTCAGAAAAGCAATTGAAAGAGCACTTACTGAAATTCACCAAGTTCAAGCACTCAACATACAAGCCGCATAGAAATTCATCAATGCACGCAGACATCTTGAGGAGTTGTTTGCAAACGTTCAACCTCGCAGATCTCCTAATGTTTTGACGGATACGGAGATCACTCGGCCTCTGGAGAAGAAGCTAAAGAGATAATTTATTCACCATTTAATTAACATTGATGCAAACATTATTAAAATCTCACAATGCTTGTGAGGAGGCCAGAGAATGGGCCCTAAATAAATCCTGGAAACAAATCTTTAAAACTTGTCATAGAGGAGATTGGTTTCTATGGCTATTTAAAAAGACTAATCCAAATGACTTACAGTTACTGACTTTAGCAAAAGGACATTGCGCTAATACTGTTAGACATCTAATGAAAGATGCTCGAAGTATTAAAGCTGTTGATATTTCTATTGGTTTTGGGGAAGGTAAAAATACAAGAGAAGAACTTAGTGCTGCTGGTGCTGATGCTTATGCTGCTTATGCTGCTGCTGCTGGTGCTTCTGCTGCTGCTTATGCTGCTGCTTATGCTGCTGCTGGTGCTTCTGCTGCTGGTGCTGATGCTTATGCTGCTTATGCTGCTGCTTATGCTGCTGGTGCTGGTGCTTCTGCTGCTATTTCTAATAGAGTAAATACTATGAAAGCCAATCAACTTTTAACAGCAAATATCTGTCGGCAATATTTACCGTTAGAAGTTTGGAACATACCTCAGGACTTATAATCTATAATAGACGAT